ATCATCAATTTCAAGTCTAGTATCATCATTGATTTCTTTTGTATAGATGAAACGTAGATCATCATTTTTCTTTTTAGTCTTGACAAAAGAAAGACCAGTTAGGTCATCAATCTCCTTAAAGATAGATTTAATTTCTTTTCTTTCTGCTTTAGAAAGTCCAGACTTCTTCCAGGAATAATTGATAATTTTATCTCCACCTGAAAGATAATTCATATAAGAAAACCAGTCTGGTGCAAGGATATCATTCACATTTTTCATTTAAGTTCCTTTTTACATTTAAAATAAAGTTTATAATATCTTTGTTTTATCTCATCAAGAGTATCCATATCTTCTTTAAATCCCATGTATTTAAGTAGTTGAGAAGAACCCTCTAACTCACTAATAAGTCTAAGAATATTTGTAGGAGTTATTTCTAGTCCTGCAAACTTATACTTGTGAGAGTCCATTACAAAAAATTATACGAAAGAAGAAGATTATAAATCCTCAAGCGGGTAACGGGGATCGAACCCGTGACAAGAGCTTGGAAGGCTCGCATGTTACCTCTACACCACACCCGCAAGGCGACTCGCGTAGGACTTGAACCTACGACCGACTGCTTAGAAGGCAGTTGCTCTATCCAACTGAGCTAGCGAGTCAAATGGTAGTTCCTATCGCCGCTAACCCTGAACTACCAAGGAGGTCACCGCAGTCATTTTATTAATGACCTACACATCATACTTCACTAAAGAATCTTTGTCAAGTTAATCGTAGTCTAATCCTTTAAGATATGTGATTAGTGACTTTCTAAGATCTTCTTCAGATAGTTGTGGTTCTGCATACAAATATGAATCTAAAATTTGTATGCATTGATTTTTGAAATATTGATTGTCAGACAACTCCAACACCTCTTTCACCACTTTTGTCGAAATATCCATATCAATTGCTATTGTTTGAATTTATTTATTGTTTAATAAAATGGAACATTCCCTCATGTTCACGTTTTCCCCACAAAAAAGTATTAGTATCAGATTTATATCCAGCATCTCTTGAGAGATAATTTACACCATCAAACTTTATGATAGTTTCTAAATGAATATTTTTATTGGGAAGTTCAAATCTTTTATCTTCGCCTATCCAATATCCATCAATAAATTCAAATACTAACTTACCTACTTTAGTAAGGTTTACTCCCTGATGTAGATTTGCAATTACTTTATTTGAATCACTTTCAAGTTTAAATAAAGATCGTTTGTAAGGTTTATCACTACCTTCATAAACATACCAACTCTTAGAGTCAATATCACCATCAGAATTTTCAACAAACTCTACAAATATATTTGCCCATTTTTGAGGGTGATTAAATGCTTGTCGTTGATTATTATATAAACCTACTAATTTAATTTTAAAATCTTCAAGTACATTCATTTTGTATCAATTTCTTTTTCATCAGTCCAGGTCTCATCAGTTATCGCATAGTATTCAATTTCATCTTCAGCAGTAATCCATTCATAAAACTCTTCACCAATACATATAGCATTTAAATGATCTTCTCGGTTATCAGTTTTTGACAGTTCATTTATTTTATCGACAGACCAATTACAAGCGTAATTTGCTGGTTCTTCAATCATCTTTGTCATAGTAATCCTTTCTGTAGTATCTTGAGAGGATGTTGCTATTGTAATATTTTGGAACTGTTCCGTCAAGTGACTCTGTGAGCACGTTGTTCGTGAAGAGTTGTCTGGTTTCTTCGTAATTTGTTTTTCCTTTTGTTTTATGTAAGGAGAGGATATTTCTTCTGAAATTTTCTTTGCCAGTTTTTTCAATGTCTTCCTTAAGTTCCGGACACGATCCATAATACTTCTTCCAATCAGATTCTTGTTTTACCTTTCGTTTCTTTCCTTTTGGTGTTCTAAAAGACCAAAAATACTTTCTCCCAATGTACTGTCGTTGGTTTGTGAGATTGGTAATGAGATAAACAAAACCAAAGTACTCCCCAACATCACTACTATTAAAAACTCGTTCCATGTAAGTCCAAGGATTCTCATAGTCAATATCTATACTCATTAATAATGTCTAATACCTTATTCAGATATTTATGAGCAAGATCTCGATCCCCCTTCCAAACAGCAGAAGATTCATTATCCACTTCGTTTTTTAACTTTAACACACGAACTTTGAACTCTTCCTTTTCCAATCGATTCTTAGGCATTATAACACAAGTAATAAAAAAGAGACTCACAAGGAGTCTCCAGTATTTAGATTAAATTGTCAATTTGTCTCAATTCTCTGACACTTCTTCAATAATACCAGTTCTGGTTTCTTCATCAAGGTGAACCATGATTGCTTCTGCTTCCTCAAGGGTCTCTGCATAACCTTCTACACAAAGATACTCAAGAACAACATCATAGGCATCAACCTCTTCACCGAGTCTAGAAGCGGCAGCACCTGCCTTGTCAGCGACCTTACGAGCAACCTTACCAAGACCACTCTTAACTGCAGACTTTACCTTATCCTTCTTATCAGCAACCGCTCTACCGACTCTAGCGGCGAGGTTCTTAGCACTCTGCTTTGCTCTTCCTACAGCGTCTCCTGCTGCTTGCTTAGCAGCACGACCAGCAGAATATCCCTTGACTGCGGCAGAGGATGCCTTCTGAACCGCCTTACCCTTCATCTCCTTTGCCTTAGCAGATGCTCTGCCTGCAACGTCCTTAGCGACTGCTTTACGGAGTTCTCCTCTACCTTTAGAGGATTGGGTCTTAAGACCTGCACCAGGCATTAAATTACGCTTAGAGGCATACTTAGCAAGTCTTACGTGGGACTGTTGCTTAGCATCCTTGACTCTCTTCTCTGCAGATGCTCTTGCATCAGATGCTTTTGACTTTGCAGCAGCAACTGTATCTGAGACTTTTTTCTTTGCAGATGCAATTTGTGCTGCTCTCTTCTCTCTAGAAACAACTGCTGCACCTGACTTTCTTGCTGCCTTAGCAGACTTCTCAGATGCTGACATATCTGCTTTACGTCTTGCTGCACGAGCTGCCATGTCAACTCTTGCTTCATCAAGAATCTCTTCATCAAGAATCGCTTCAAAAATTTCTTCTACTTCTTCCGCTTCAAATCCTTCTTCTAGCATTTCATAGACGAGTTCTTCAAGAACATCTTCTTCAGAAAGAATCTCTTCTACAATTGCCTCATACTCTTCATCAATAAGTTCTTGTTTATATACAGAGTTATATGCCTCATTAAGACTTAGGAAATCCATCTTTTCTTTATAGTGCTAGTATATTTTATTTATAAAAAACCCCCACTCAAACTGAGCGGGGGAGGAGATAAAACATTTGATTTCATGCTAATAAGAGTCTCCTACATATTCGTTTACATTGATTCTGATTTAAGATATCACATTCGATGAGACATTCATAATAATCGTTTAATTTTCTATTCTCCGATTCTAGGTCATCTACTGTATCTTCAAAATGTCTCCACTCATCAAGTTGTGAGCGCGATAATAGATTTCTCATCTTCATCCTATGCAAAATTTTTTTACGCATTGTCAATAACAAAGTTAAGAACGCTACATTTTTAACCTCTGTAATTCTAAACTATATAGTCTATTTTATGTATCGTAATATACATTTATTACTTTTTTACACAACTACAAAAAAAGAGAGGTTTCTTAACCTCTCTGAGAATTTATAGTTGAAATCCGCTAAACGAATCAGTTTTAACATCTTGTTTAATACCACCTACAAGATAAGACTCAACTTCCGTCTCTTGTGGTGCTACCTGGAGTCCTTTGGAAGAGATCCAATGTTCTGTCCATGGTAATGGATTATTTTTAGCAGGAACGTCATATATTGGTTTTAGTCCAATTGATTTCATTCTACGATTTGCAATCCACTCAACATACTGTTGTAGTAGTTTATCGTTTAAACCAATCATGCTTCCATCTTTGAAAAGATAGTCTGCCCATTTCTTTTCTTCATTTACTGCACGATCAAACATTGCATAAGTCCACTCTTCCTCTTCCTTAGCAATTTTCATCATATCTGGATCATCACCAGACTTCCATTTATTAAGGATATTCTGAGTGATTGCTAAATGCTGTGACTCATCCCTTGCAATAAGAGAGATGATTTTGGCAGAACCTTCCATGAGTTTAAGTTCACCAAAAGCAAAACTGCAAGCAAAAGAAACGTAAAAACGTATTCCTTCCAGTATGTTAACATTTGCGATTGCTCTGTAAAGTTTACGTTTTAACTCATACCTAGAATCTTGTGCATATGAAACTTCTTCTAAAGCATACTTCCAATCATCAGTGCTATCATAATGATGTGCCGAATTAATGAAATCATCATATGACTCCGTAACGCTGCCAGCACGTTCTAGGATACGATCATCGGTGACAATCTTATCAAAGACTTCTGAGGGATCTGCATAGACGTTCTTGATGATGTAAGTATAGGAGCGACTATGGATCATCTCCATGAACCCCCATACCTCCATACATGCCTCTAGTTCGGGTAGACTGCAATAAGGTATAAAAGCCATCCCAGGACCACGCCCTTGTATGGAGTCAAGCATAATCTG